AAACTGTTGAAAGAACGGCAAATAAAGTAGGGTGAGCGGAGACGACAAAGTCTGACGGAGCGCGCCGACAGTCTGACCGGCCTTGCCGGTCTTATCAAAATGAGCGCCTGAGGGCGGGAGTCTAACGGCGCTCCTGTCCTAGGAAAGGTTACAAATTATTACAAAGAGACGAAAAGATTGAAAAAGGTATTGACATGTGATATAATTAAGTCACAGAAAAGAAAGGAAGGTAAACACCATGAAAAAAGTCTACGTGCGCGAACAAAATTATATAGAACTCGATTTTTTCGGATACATGATGGGAAAAAAGTACAACTACGAAAAGCTATACAGGAAGAGTGATAAAATCATCTGCAGAAAATACGCATTCGAGTTAGGAAATGAGCTAGACGAAGATGGACTGTACAAGGTAGAAAAAAAATTCTTAGAAGACGTAGCTGTAGTAAAAAGGAATTGACAAGAATGATTAAATGCTATATCATGGACACAGACGCAAACGAAAACGTTGGAAAGCACTTCAAAGTAAAGGAATTTGCTTGCAGAGACGGTTCTCAGATAGTTTTCATAGATGACTACCTTGTATCGATTCTGGACATTCTCAGAAACCAAGTTGGAAAGCCGGTACACATAAACAGCGGATACCGGACACCGACAAGGAATAAAGCGGTGGGCGGTGCAAAATACTCATATCACATGCGGGGAATGGCCGCAGACATTCGAGTTGATGGCATGACCGCAAAAGAAATTGCCAACAAACTGAAGAAAATCATCCCAAATGGATGCGGCATCATCGTATACAATACATGGGTGCACATCGACACGCGCACCAAAACATACAGAAAGGGGGTGTAAGCAAATGGCTCTTATCAGTATTAAAGACGTCAAACAGGCTATCAAAATCATGATGCAGATTCTGGAAAAGCTGGACGAGATCTACCATGCCCTACACGACCAGCCGAACGAAAAGGAGTAAACAAAGATGATTGCAAAACCATGGAATGTCAGAGACCAGACCGAAAAAAATTTATCCGAACTGCTTGAGAAGAAATATAAAGAAATCCAAAACGATTACAAGCTCCTGCGAGAAATTAACGAAAAAGAAACCGCAAAGAAAATGATTGATGAGATCTGGCAGTGCAAAAACTTTGCCAACGCTATCGAGCTAGAGCTGATGAGGAGAGGGTACTATAATGGCACGACATCGTAAAGTCATGAACGGCAACAAAGATAAGCGCATGTTTAACGTAACCGCGCGGAAAACCAAAAGCATCAACTTGAGCCAGAAACCTATGCGCGGCGGGATTCGGCTCTAAAAGAAAGGAAAAAAAGATGATTAGCAATTACTATGGTATCTACGACAAAGTAGCGAAGTGCTACGCATGGGTAGGTGAAAGCAAAAACAATGAAACATTCGCACGGATGTGCAACGTAATGCAGAAGGACGAGAACACGTTCATCGGGCAGTCCCCAGCCGATTACGTGGGTTACAAGCTGGCACAGTTTGAAGACGAAACCGGCGAATTTCAGAACGACAAGGAAAAGGCATGGGAGGGCAAGCCGCATGAATAAGAGATATGAAGAGGGGCGCACGCCCCTCTTTTCTGCATCAGGCGAAACCCAGCGTAAACAATACGTATGGGCAAAAAACAAAGAAAATGAGGAATACCTTCAGGAGACTGAAAGCATCGACATCCAGGGCGAAATCGAGAGCTATGCAGATGAATGCGACATTAAAAACATTGTCCGAAAAGCATCATTTGACCCGCAGTTTATGCAGAGTCTTTCACAGGGAGCGCTGGACGGCACAGAGGTAGATATCACGGAATGGCCGCAGAACATCCACGAGTATCACAGAATGATCGCAACAGCGCAGGCAAACGCACTGGCACTGCAGGAAATGCAGGAGAAAGCACCGGAAGAAGCAGCGAAGGAAGGAGACATGAAAAATGAACAGGAATAACGAGCGGCATTTTAATCAAATTCCACAGATGAAAGCAAGCCGAACGCGATTCAATCGAGACCAAATTATCCTGACCACATTTGACGCAGGAAAACTAATTCCATTTTACGTGGATGAAGTCCTACCGGGCGATACGTTCAGCGTTGACACACAGGCCATTATCCGTATGACGACTCCCAAATATCCGGTAATGGACGATAGCTTTATCGATTTCTATTATTTCTACTGTCCTAACCGGATCCTGTGGGACAATTTCAAGCATTTCATGGGCGAAGTGGAAGAAAGGCCGTGGATGCCAACAAAAAACTACACGGTACCGCAAATCAAAATCAACGGGACGAATGAAAAACCGGCACCGGATGAAAAGTCCATTCTGGACTACATGGGCGTACCTACGAAGGTGAAAAAGCCTTTCAGCATCAACGCACTGCCTATCAGAGCGTATGTGAAAATCTGGAACGAGTTCTTCAGGGACGAAAACGTAGGCAACGCTGCAGTCCTGAAAAGTGACGATGAAGATGTGATATACGCCATGAGCACCGGCGAAAAAGACACGATGGAAAAAGAACTGCAGGAAGCGGTAACAGGCGGTAATCTTTTACCGGTGAACAAGTTTCATGACTATTTCACATCCTGTTTACCTTATCCTCAGCGTGGACCAGAGGTGACAATTCAGTTAGGTGGATTGTACCCGGTAGAATTAAGAGATCTAGCCGGACTGAACCCAAAAGGCACAATCTTCATGAACGGTAGTGGATTTGCAACAGGTACAATTGACGGCGGCGGCGGCAGTGCGGCAACAGTAACAGGCGCAACAACATCAGGCGGAACACAAGTAAATCAAGGCAATCTGTACGTAAATCTTACAGGAGACAAAACAGCAACAGGAGCAAAAACAACTGTCAACCAGTTACGACAGGCCATCAGCGTGCAACAGTACTATGAGGCGCTGGCACGGGGCGGTTCCAGATATCGTGAGCAGGTACAGGCAATTTGGGACGTTGTCATTTCGGATAAAACGGTACAGGTGCCTGAGTATCTAGGCGGAGGCAGATATCATGTCAACATCAACCAGATCGTGCAGACCAGCGGCCAACAGGCAAACAACGACACGCCTATCGGTGAAACAGGCGCAATGTCCGTTACACCTATCAACGAAAGCTCTTTCACAAAAAGTTTTGAAGAGCACGGTTTCGTAATTGGCGTTGCATGTGTGAGACACAATCACAGCTATCAGCAGGGTCTTGAGCGCTTTTGGAGCAGACAAGACAGGCTAGACTATTACGTGCCGCAGTTTGCAAATCTAGGCGAACAGCCGGTAAAAAAGAAGGAGATCATGCTCACAGGTGATGCGACCGACGAAGAGACATTCGGCTATCAGGAAGCATGGGCAGACTACCGGATGAAACCGAACCGCGTTAGCGGCCTTATGAGAAGCAACGCAGAAGGTACGTTGGACTTCTGGCACTACGCTGATAACTACGCAACCGTTCCTACACTGTCGCAAGAATGGATGGTAGAAGGAAAAGCAGAGATTGCAAGAACACTGATCGAACAGAATGAACCACAATTTTTCGGTGCAATCCGCGTAGCAAACAATACCACGCGCAGAATGCCGCTTTATAGCGTGCCGGGACTGTATAAGCTGTAAGAAAGGAGGATGCCGGGAGAAATCCCGGCTATTTTTTAAATGGCACTATCACTATTAGGAGCACTGGGAACAATCGGAAAAGTGGCCGGAACAATCGGAACCGTAGGAAATGCGATAGGATCACTGGGAAGCGCATTCGGTGCATGGGGTCAGGTAGGACAAAGCCAGAGCCAGGGAGGAAGCACACAGCAGGGCGGCGGGCAAAGCCTAAGCATGAGCAAATCCGGAACCAATGACGAACTAGTAATGCAGTATCTGAAAGGTGCATACCAATACCAGGGCGCAGAAGGAGCACGACAGAGCCAATTTAACCAAAGGTCTATGCTGGAGCAGATGGGTTATAACACCCTAGGCGCAATCATGCAGGGAATATATAACCACATCGAAAACGCGGCAGCAATGAATTTTAACAGCACAGAAGCCATGAAAGATAGGGAATGGCAAGAACACATGTCCAACACGGCATATCAGAGGGCCGTAGAAGACATGAAAAAAGCAGGGCTTAATCCTATATTAGCATTCCAGAACGGCGGCGCAAGCACGCCGGGAGGCAGCGCAGGAACGATCTCAGGCGCAAGCATGGGTGCACCATCGTCAAGTGCGCTGGGAGTAAGCAGAGCATCCGGTTTCGTGCCTAACTCCTATTCAAGTGAAAGCTGGTCGCAAAGTGACTGGTACAACGCCGCGCAAAGCTGGAATCAGATGTTAAGCAGTACAGGAATGACACCGCTTGGATTGCAGGAAACACTGTCCAAAATCGGCAGTAAAACAGGCAACGCGATCAACGACGCCGTAGGAGCAGGAAGAAAAGAAGGCAAAAAATTAAGGGGAAACGTAAACAAAGCCATGGACAACGTAAGAAGCGGCCACGGACTCGACAACATCACAGGCAACAGGAACAAAGCCGGTGGCGGTGCAGGAAGGAGAAAATAAAAGTGAGCTGTTATAAGCCGTTAATTCGGATATACAGCCCAGACGACAAAGAAATTACCGGGCAAGTATATTCACTTGCCCGGTTTTCTGAAAGAATGGGCAAAAAACTGAAATATGAAGATTTGTTGTATAACCCAAGAGTTATGTTAATACCTTGCGGGCAATGCATCGGATGTAGAATACAACAAAGGGAGGACTGGGCAACAAGAATTGAACTAGAGGCGAGACAATGGCCGAAAGATCAAGTCTGGTTTATTACGCTGACATATGACGATGAACATGTTCCGGGAATGATTCTCAAAACAGGAGAGTTATTAAGAAAAGTACAATATGTATGGAAACCGGGCGAAAAAAAGCCGGAAAGTGTACAAACATTACTATACACAGACGTGCAAAAATTCTTGAAAAGGCTCAGAAAAGCATACAAGAAGCAGTTGAGATTCTTCTGTGCAGGAGAATATGGAGAGCAAACAGCAAGGCCGCACTACCATATGATACTGTACGGATGGAAACCGGAAGATCTTAAACAGCTATATAAAATCCATCACAACGGATACTATACAAGTGAATGGCTAGAAAAGCTATGGGGAAACGGTCAAATTCAGATCGCACAAGCAACACCTGAAACATATAGATATGTTGCAGGGTATGTTACAAAAAAAATGTATGAAATTGACGGAAAGAAAGCAAATGCATATTATGATCTAGGTCAACAAAAACCGTTCGCGTGTATGTCACTTAAGCCGGGACTGGGTGATCTTTACTATCAAGAGCACAAAGAAGAAATATGGAGACAAGGCTACATTCAATGCACTAATGGCAAAAAGGCGCAAATACCGCGATACTATGAAAAGATGATGGAAAAAGAAAACCCGGAAAGGCTGTGGAGGATCAAGCAAAACAGACAGAGAAAAGCCATAGAGCAGAAAAGACTGCAGTTGGAAGGACAAGATTACAAAACACAATTAGAAGCAAAAGAACGCGTTACCAAAAAACAAACGAAAAAAAGCGGTATACTCTAATCGGTGTCACCAAGCCCAGTACCTATCAAGTAAGGTACTGGGCTTTATTCGCGCGCACACGCGCACGCGTAGACGCGCGCACACGCGCACGCGTAATATTATATAACTTGTTGTAGCCGTAGTAGTAGAGTACGTGGAAAAGTTGAAAACAGATAAATTTGAACGTTAAAACGTTAGAAAAAGGTAAAAACAAACGTTGAAAGATTTGTTGAAAACTTG